TCGTGGATTTAGATGGCGCAACGGGCGCACCCGGCAATGGTACGCTTGATTTGTCAGGTAATGCCGCACCGTCCGCAACGGGACTTACGGCAAAAACGAGCCTTGAGGGTAAGGGCTGGACTGTGACGGTGGAGTCATGAGTAAGGATGCGGGGTTCGACCCGAATGATGTCAGTAAGGTTGAGGTGTATGTCTAAGCGATTAGACTTTCCGGGGAGTAAATAGAATGACTGATTACTATGTGGATTCGAATTTAAGTATAGAGGAAACAAATGGGTGAATATACGTTTTCCGAATTTAAGGATTACCTCCAGCTCCGTTTAGGGGAGCGTGACGATATAGAGAGTAAGGGCGGCGTTAATTTCCTTGAGGTTTGGGTAAACGCTGCCTACCGTAAGTTAGCGGCCCGGAATTACTTTTTCGGGGGCATAAAGATGTCGTTTGAGTTTCCCGAATTATACACAAGCACATCAAGCAACACCACGGACGGGATAGAGTATGTTTCCACTCCGAGTGATTGTTTGTATGTGACGGAGATTTACGACAGCACGAATGACAGGAAACTCGACCGTATAGATTGGAAGTCGTATATCGGGTATACAGACAGGAGTGATACGAGTGCGGAGGGTGAGCCTACGCATTGGATTCGGCGGGGAAGTAATATTTACCTCCACCCTACCCCGGATGACACCTATTCCATGACAATACATTACCAAAAGATTCCGGCGGAATTATCGGATGCGAGCGATACGACAGTTCTCGGGGATGAATGGGATACCCCGATATTGGAATTAGCCTGTTATACGGCACACATAGCTTTAGGCGAGTATGATAAGGCGGATAGGGCAAAGGCGGAGTTTATGGATCAGGTACAGAGTCTTATCGGGATATACAACCGGGAAAAACAGGATATGGATTTAGTGATTTCAGAGAATTTAGATTCAATATATTTTGATAGAGGGTAAATGAGGAAAATATTTAAGATAAGCCCGTTGGTACATGGAATCGGCGGGGCTACGGATGAAAGACATATACCGCCGGGATATGCCGGGGCTACGACGAAGAATGTTTACATCGAGAACGGACGGGCTAAGAAGCGATGGGGGTATTCTCAGCACAGGACTTTAGGTGAGCAGGTTTACGAAATTATATTATTTGAGATAGCCGACGGAACGAGATATACCTGCTACTTGACGGCAGAGAATTTTTGCGTCAAGCAAACCGGGGCGAATGATACGTTTTCTTACAGGACTCCGTGTCTCGTTTACGATACGTCAGTACCAAGTAAAACCGATGATAATGCGGTTGAGGGTATAGTGGATGATACGGTTTATTGTGATTCGGCGAGGACGCTTCAGACCGATGGTGCGGCAGTCGGGGATTATTTTATTTTAATAGACGATATAGTTGATGGCACTCTCTATGACGAGAGAGAGGTTAATTCCGATTGGGGTAAAATTTCGAATTTCACACATCAGTATCAATTCGATTTGACCGCCAACTATTCAGGGACAACCTCTGCGGCATCGGATACATGGGACGGCTCAGAAAAAACGTGTTTAATCCGGCAGGTCTATTCTGTACCGTCTAACGAACGGTGGTCGTGGTGTATCGTTAACCATAAGTTGGTGTTCACTAATGGGAATGAGGACGTTCAGTATTGGGATGGTTCAGCGACCTATGCGGCGGCGCTGGATTCGACTAATGCTAAAAACGCCCGGTACTGTATCGAGTATGCGGATAGATTGATACTTGCGGATTTAACGGTATCGGGGGCGAGAAGCCCTTGTACGATACGATACAGTGCGAATGGGGATATAACAGACTGGACTGATTCGACTGCCGGAGATATAGACTTACTTGATACACAAGACCCGATTACGGGATTAGGGGTGGTCGGCTCAACTCTCGTGGTGTTTAAGACTGATGAGATTTACTTCGGAAACCGGACGGGCACTGCGGCGAGCCCTATAGCCTTCCCGTCGAGACGAGGGGGTGTTGGCTGTATTGCCCCGTACAGTATAGCTCATGTTAAAGGGACGGTGGCGTTTCTCGGGCGGGATAACTTTTACATACTCAACGGAACACAGCCCGTCCCTATAGGGAATCAGATAAGAGAGTTGTTTTTTGATAGTGTTCCTTATGCGAATTTAGAGAACGTTTGGAGCGGGGTTAACCAGATAACGCAAGAGGTTTTGTTTTTTGCGACGGAAACTTCAGGTCAGGCGGTATATGTTTGGAATTATGGGAATAACCAATGGACTAAATATGACTTTAACGATACCATTACGGCCTTTGGTATGGGGGTTAATACATAATGCCGACAGGTGACTGGGATTATTTTGTAGGCACGAGCGCCGGGAAGGTTTGTGATTATAAAGATACGAACTATTCTGACGACGGGACGGCGATAACGTGCCAGTGGGTGTCTAAAATTTTAGACTTTTCCGACCAATACCCCGAGGATATTGATAAATTTTATACGATTTACAGGGTGGCTTTACTTTACGGCATTGTTACTGTTAACCCTTCGATTACAATTTCCGTGGATAATGATCTGGATAGGGTATACGAGTACAGCGATACACAGACATTAGATAGCGCGTATGAAGGGAAGCGGAATTTTTGGGTAGTAGCTACGGGGGACTATTTTAGGATTAAGGTTTCACACAGCTCGACGACTAAGGATGTTGAGTGGAATGGGATAGAGATTGAGTTCGATCCCCGAGGGCAGAGGTTTAACTGATGGGGATAACACAGTATAACGTTAAGGATGTACCTTATCCCGAGGATATCTCAAGTGTAGATGATATAACCCAGTATCTGGTTTGGCAATTATACCCTTATTTACAAGACCGGGAATTTAAAGAGGTGGAAGATGTTAGTAACGCCATTGATGCTCATTTATCTGGCGGTTCGGGGATAACGTATTCATCCGGCGTGATTTCACTCGGGGCATTGACGGGTGATTGGGATGCCGGGGGTTACGAAATACGGGCGGAAACCCTTGAGGCAGATGTCGCTGACGGGACAGCCCCATTAACGATAACGAGCACGACGAAGGTCAGTAATTTAAATGTAGACCAAGTGGACGGGTATGACCTTGACCAGGATGTGTCCGTTGATGCCGATGTGCAGTTCGGGACTATAGAGTCATCGGATGGAATGGTTAGACAGACGGGCGATGATGCTTCTTTACTGCTTCGGGGAAGCAACACGGAAGATAAGGGTGCGGTTATTCGTTTATTCGGCGGGAACGCAACTGGGTATAAGGGTGATTTATACCTTGACTTCGGCGACTATACGCAAGCCGTTGATGCCGGGGCGGAACTTGTGATGAGGGTTTTAAATAATAGCAGCGCAACGGTTGCTTTAAAAATAGATAAGGACGGGGCTGTTTATATATACGATACGGACGACTCTACGTTAAGGAAAATATCCTATGGGGCGGATGATTCCGGGGGAGCGGGTTATAAAGTATTAAGGATACCAAATTAGGAGAGATGACTTGTACTTGCACGTAACGAGCGTATGCAACATGAAATGCCCGCACTGTTGCTATGCATATGGAAATGGAAAACCGGGCAAATACATGGAATGGAAGCTGTATAAGAAGATCATAGACATGTATGCGGATGAGATGAACAAGAGGGAAGCGTTTATTACCCTCGGCGGGGGTGAGCCTACGTTACACCCCGAATTTTGGAGGATGATAACTTACGGGATGTCGAAAGGCAGGGTATGGTTAGCGACAAACGGGAGTCAGACGGAAACGGCGTTGACCTTATGTGAGCTTGCGAAAAAAGGGTATCTCTCGGTGGCGTTAAGCCTCGATGATTACCATGACCCGATAGACGAGCGGGTAATAGCGGCATTCAGCGAGGGGATGAAAACGTATCCTGCGGAAGGGTATACCGAGCAGTTCCCTGAGGATGAAGATTCATGTGACGGACGGAGTATTCGCACTGTAAAGAAACCGTTTCCGGGAGGCAGGGCTAAAGACTTTGCCCCGGAGGACAGGCGGGAAGGATGCCCGTGTAATGAATTGCAGATTAAGGTTAACGGCGATTTATATCCGTGCGGGTGTGATGATGCTCCGTTAATAGGTACGGTGGATGACGGGATAACGGATGAGAAATGGCGGTATTACGATGTGTTTCTCGGGTGCTGGAAAGAACAGAACCCTATGATGAGGAGAGAGGCGAATGTTTGACGCAAGTCTAATTGATTGGACAAAATTACAGTCCCCGACAAAGCGGACGAAACTGATGGTGTCTAAAGGCCGGGATGATTTTGAATTTATAAAGAAAGTCACGGAGTTCGGTAACAGACTGTTAAAGGACTTTCTGTATCTACAGGATGAGTACCGGAATGATGGTGCGGTACAGGCGATACTACAGGGTTTTTTCAGCGGGAATAAAGTAAACCTGTGTTATGAGATGGGTGACTTTCAGGGTATCGTTGGTTTCACCGGGATAATGCCGGAGTATAAATGCGGGGTATTCCTGAAGATTTGGGATAAGGAATTACACGGTAAAGAGTTAATCCGGGAATTACAAGAGTTGTCCGATATTATTATGGATACGTTTAAACTCCGGCGGATGACGGTAGACACGCCGGACAGGCGGATGGTTAAATTCGCACAGCTTGCCGGGTTTAAGGTTGAGGGGACGCAGAAATTGTGTTTCCGCTGGAACGATAAATTATACACAAATTACATACTCTCTAAACTCTATGAGCCGGATAAAAAGAGTGAGGAGAAAGAGGGGGGCAAATAGTGTGTTGTAAGGGGAAGGAAATTGATTTTAAGGAAATGCGTACTCCTGAACAGAAAGAGATGATGGCTATGTTATTCGATACGATTAAGAGTAACATGGGTCAGGGGGCTACGCCGTTTATGGGGCCGTTGAGTGCGGGGCCTAATCCTGCGCAGTTAGCGGCGATGAATACGATGATGCAGATGGGGGGATATGGGGGTTATCAAGCCCCGCAATTCCCGATGTACCCGTATGAGGTTAGCGGACGTGCGGGGCAATCAGGGAGTACCAAATCAAGCCCAAGTTACGGCAAGCCCTCGACCAACGTAAATACAAGGGTTACAGCTAACCCTAAATCTAACGTAGCGCCTAATGCCCCGAGCGGCCCCGGAGGGCCTGGGTCAGTGAGGGCGAGTACGGATGTTGGGTCATTAAGCGCTACGGTACATGGGCCTTCACCAAACGCCAACGCGAATCCTTATCCAGTGATGGGCGGAGCTGGATTGTACCCCGGAGGCCCCGCAGGGCCAGGCCCGTTAGGGCCTGGGGCTCAGGTTATGTTCGGGCCATCTCCGGGTGCCATTGGGCCGATGGCTCCTGCGCCTATGTCAGGCGGACGAGTTAAGGTTAATGTAAAACGGGGTAATGCAAGGAGTGGTGCGGCACGTGTCGGGAAGCGGTAAATGAAAGATTTTTTGAATCAAAACAAGATAAAGAATCCGACGGAAAACAGGTATCGGCGGTTTATTAAATCCCCCTCAATGGACATACACGAGCCGTTTAAGAAGTTACTGGAGGTACCTAATCCGTGGAAGCCGGATACTTTATTTGAGAAGTGGAGGAGGGATTAATGATAGATATGTCGGCATTAGGGGGGAATAGAGAATATTACGGGAGCAAGAAACCGGGGCAAGGCCCGCAGTATTTCACACCAGAGCAAGCCCCTGACGGCCCGCAGGCTATAGACCCATCTCGTCCTACAGGCGGGGGAGGACAGCAATACATACAGATGGGTACACCTCAACAGCCCCAACAGCAGCAGCCGACGACGCCGTGGGTTGCACCACCTACTTATCAGGATGACCCATTCACACCCCCTCCGGCGCCGCCCCCTCCGGCGACACGCCCTCGTGACCCGAGAGGGCAAGACCCGACGTGGAGTATCCCGGAGGATTGGAAAACCCCGACACCGATAGACGGCGGGGGAAGGTGGAGTATACCCGAGAATCCTATTCGGCCTATTTCCCCAATACAGCAGAAGCCTACGAATCCCATATGGAGTATACCAGAGCAACAGAGAGGCCCGCAAAGGATAGGCGGTACGGGCGGAGGGCAATACAGCATTGCCGGAGGCACACAGAAACAACCTATGGGTATCGGTATGGGTAATACGGGCGGTCAGTATTCCGCTATGTCCGGCGCAGGGTTAGGTCAAGGCGGCGGAGCTTATTCAGCTATGTCCGGCGGAGGCATGGGTGGAGGCGGAGGCGCGTTTAAGCCTATGGCGGGCGCTGACGCCGAATGGGATATGTATACCGAGAGCGGATGGGACAGGCCGAAGTGGTTTACGGGTCGGCCTATTGGAGAAGAACAATGGGGTTCATGGGGCGGCGAAGGACTTTGGGACGATAAAGTCAAGCAGCAGTGGTACAGACACCCCTCGTGGGGCGGACACGTAGTATACCATCCCTTTTGGGGTTGGCAGGATTGGGGCAATGTCGTAGAGCAGTACGAAGGTGCTGAAGGCCCTGTAACCTGGCAGCAGTTTAAAAAGTTTCCATTTGAAAAACAGATGGGTACGGATTGGGAAAAGTATTACGGCGACCGCGGTGAAGGCGGCGGAGGCGGAAACGGCGGCGGAGGTCAAGGTTGGGATTTCGGCGATTGGCAGCAGGGAAGTTATGAGGACACCCTGTATAATCCCCGGACTCCGCAAGGTCAAGGTTTCCAATTCCCGATAGAATGGGATGTCGCTTCAGAGATGGCGGGGAATATGGCTCGGACGGGTTTACCCGCTAATTGGAGTCCGTGGTATCAGCAGGCGAAACAGCGGGTAAATTATCAGGTAAAGGATGCGATAGATCAGGCTGCTGAACAGGCGGGATTAGGCGGTACTCGGTGGTCATCGGCATTAGGGCGGACGGCGCAGGATATAGCGTCACGCCGTCACGCTGATTTAGGCACGGCGTTTACGGGTCAGCAGTTAGGTGCTTTAGAGAACGCACGTGCGAGACAGTTACAGGCGGGGGGACTATTGCAAGGATTAGGACAAGGGTATTTAAACGCCCCGATGAATTGGGCGCAGATGATGTACGGTATGGGTTCAGGACAGCAAGGCATGCATCAGGGTGCGATGGACAGGCAGAGACAAGAGCTGATGCGGCAGTACCCCGAATACAATCCGTGGCTGCAGCAGGCTTTCGGGTTTTCGGGCATGAACTCGCAGATGATGCCCCAGCAGTACCAGCCGTCGGGGTTTGGTCAGATGCTCGGCGGGTTAGGTTCAATCCTGCCGTTTTTATTAATGCTTTAAGGGGGATAGATGAGTTTTAACAATCCATACATGCAGAAACCTGATTACGGTCAGGGCTTTCAGGATGTGGCTTCACAGGTTATGCAGATGCTTTTGATGAAGAAGATGTTTCCCGGTCAGGGGGGCGAGCAGGCACCGGATTTACAGGCGCAAGGTATGGCGGGTGCGGGTGCTTCGCAGGGTACACCCCCGTCAGCGTTACAGCAGATGGGTCAATTTGGTTTCGGCCCGCTTTCAGGGGGATTCAACCCGGCGATTATGCAGTTGATTTCACAACTGCTTTCAGGGGGATAATATGACGTGGACAGACCCGGCGAGTTATTATATTCAACGGGAGCGGAGTAACGAGAATAAGGTACAGAATATCCTGAATATGCTTTTACAGGCGAAGCAATTACAGGAAGAGCGTCGGCGGTATAACGAGAAGATGGACTTACAGCGTCAGCGTCAGGAGGCGCAGAAGGGGTATTACGAGGCTATGGAACAGCGGATGAGTCAACCCCCGACTCCACCCGCTCAGGTACAGTTGATTAAGTACCTATCGAAAATCAACCCTGATATGTCTGAATCAGATATAGCAAATAGATACCTCGGTTTAAATCAGCCCGAAGAGGAAGGTATAAAGATATCCGAGGGGATGAGGCCGATTTTACAGCAGGGAGGTATTCCTGAAGATGTTTTTATGGCTATGCCCGATAGCATTAAGGCGAATATGATTTACCGGATGACAGCCCCCTCTAAGAAAGACGAGAAGAATGAGTTTGATGCTTATGCGGGTAAGGTTGTGAATACGGCGGGGCAGATGTATCAGGGGGCGTTAAAGCAATTATACAACCAAAGTAAAGCGTTTATGAATCAGTATGATACTTACGGCGAGGAAGCTCCCCCGAATCCGTACACGGATAAAATCAGAAACGCTGAAGAAGCGGTTAGTTTGATTACCGATTATTTAACCCGCCGGGATTTGACGGAAAAAGATATACAAAAGGTGCGGGGCTTGATAACTGATTTTGACAGGGTATTACAGTACGGGCCGAATACAGCGTTAGAAACCGAAGTGTCTAATGAGTTAGACATGAAAGTGGTGACTAAATGGGGGATGACGAAAGGCAAGGATATCCCTAAAGACGTATTAGCGTCTATGCCGGAGGATATAGCTTATCTCTTAACGGAGCGACCCGAGGCTACGTTGGGACAGGCGTTAAAACTTAAATACGAATAATGCAAAGTAAAGAAGAACTCCTGCGAAAGTACGACCAAATCCATACATCCGACAGCGGAGATAAACAATCTCTTGTTGATAAGTTTGACTCAACGTACTCCGGTAAATCCGAGGAAGAAAAGAAGAAGATGGGTTTCCTTGAGCAGTTAAAGCGTCAATTCCATGATTTATCCGGGGGGATGTACAGGGGGCTTTCGGCTACTACCAGGGGTTTAGGTTATCTCGCCGACCAGACTCCGGCAGGCTGGATAACGAAGGCATTAGGCAAAACCCCTCCGGGGCAGGTATTGGCCGAGAAACCCGCTCAATGGCTCTCTGAGCAAGGAAGGGGGCAGTCGGCTCAGGGTATGCCGGAGGGATTAACGAAATCCGTTTATCAGGGTGTCGGTCAGTTTGCGGCAGATTATCCCTTTATTGCCTCCGGTGCTGGTATCATGGGTACACCCGGCGCACTCGGGTTATATGGTGCGGCCACAGGCGGAGGCGAAGGTGGTACGGAAGGTGCTCTACTCGGCGGTGCGACAGGTGCTTTATCCGGCGGTATTATAGGTGGTATATCGCAGTTACCCGCTGCCTTACGTCCCGCGGTTGGATTAGGGACAGGTTATGCTTTAGGTGGTGAGGATAAATCAGAAAAGATAGCTAACGCCTTGTTATGGGGTGCTATGTCAGCCGGTGGAGAGAAAGTTGATACAACGGAATTTCTAAAGCGGTATGGATATAAACCCGGAGTATTAGTCGGGAAAAAGAAGGCGCAGAAGATAAAGTCTGAATTAGAAGCGCAAGCTAAAGAGTTTGGTAAGTTATCCTCCGAACAGCAAAAGATCCTTAATCAGGTTGGTAAAGAAAAGCGGTTTAATTGGATAAAATATCCTGAAACGAAAAAAGGGTGGGATGAGTTTCTATTCCACTTCATTGATTCTAACATCTATATTAAAAGACTCACAGAGTCTTTAAAGAAACAGCCTAAACCTGAGAATGACCCTTATTGGGGTGCACGGTCATATCCCGGCGTTGATGGTAAATGGCGGGCGCAGCTTCAGGCGGAATTACGAGAGATGACTCGCCCTCTTGTTGAGCGGGGTCAATTAGAGAATTGGCAGATATACGTACAGTCTATGCGGAGTTTTGAGCGGGCAAGGAATGGATTTAAAAACCCGAATGGCGTTACCGCCGCAGATGCCGCAAAGGCCGTATTAAAATTAAAGAAAGATTTACCGCCGAAAGAATGGCAGTTTATTACACAAAAAGCGAATGAGTTTTACTCGTGGAATAGAGAGAATGTTTTAGGCCGCTTAGTTAAATCAGGGATACTCAGTTGGAAAGAAGCTGAAGCTATGATGGCGAAAGGTAAATATCATATTCCCTTTGAGAAGATAGGTATTAAGGATGCCGAAAGATTGTTGGATTTAGGTAAAGTCAAGACGGGTGAGGATTTTTCGGCTGTCGTGGATGACGTGATATTCAAGACAAAGGGCATGAGGGCTGAGGATAAGATTAAACATCCGTTAGAGGCTATTCAGGAAAGGGCTTATTTAGCGTTAAGGTTATCCGAGAAAAACGATATTAGAAACAAGATTATTGAGAATGCCGCACAAGACCCTGTGTTATCAAGGGTTATTTTTAAATTAAAGAAAAACGAGACTCCCCCTGAAGGGTTAGGCTCTTTTACAAGAATAAGAGACGGTAAGGTTGAGGAATGGGCTGCCCCTTCCGGCGTCGTGCGGTCTTTGAAGGCCATGACGACAAAAGAGGCGGGGGTGATTGGTAAGATGTTCACTAAGTCTGCTTCTGCATTAAGAGCGGGCGCAACAGCTTTCTATATTCCATTCTCGATTACAAATATCCCCCGGGATATACAGCAGGCATGGGTCGTGTCTAAGTATGGCATGGGGCCTGTTATGTTTGCGGACGGATTGATAGAAGGATTGCGGTCAGCTTTTGGCTTTCCGACACAAACATACAAGACAATGATGATGAATAAAGGGGGGTTCAGTGGTTTAGCTGAGACATTTGGAGGCTCAGGCGGGAGCAGACCTAAATTCTCGACTAAAGAATTAACCCGAGACCCCGTGGTTCAGCACGTCAAGGATGCTGTTGGTTTAGAGAAGCTGTTCGGTGTGGCTAATATCAGTCAGGCGGGAGAGTTGGCCCCTCGCATAGCTACGGTTAAGAAGGCTCTAAAAAAAGGGGAAACTCCATTTACAGCTTCTATGATGGGGCGGCAGGCCACGATTGACTTTGGCGTATCGGGGCATACTGTGCGGGTAGTAAATAAGTTTATACCGTTTCTAAACGCTCGCATACAGGCTAAAGCGAATATCGCGGAAGCGTTATTTAAATCTCGTCCTTTACTTGGAAATGAAGTGCAGGCTCCCGTTATAGATAAGAAGATGAGGTCGCAAGTCGGGGCTGCTTTTCGGGCTATGACGTTAATCCAAGTGCCTCAGCTTGCCTTGCATTTTCTCAATAAAACATACTTTCCCGAATGGTATGAGGCTTTACCGGGGGATTATAAAGACAGGTATTTTTGCATTCCTAATCCGAATAAGCTATGGGCGATAGACGAGAGGACGGGCGGTAAGCGGCCTCATGTTATTTTAATTGCGAAGGGTGATGTCGGGGAAGCACTGACTAACCCGGTGATTGACTTCCTTGAATGGGCTGAAACAAATGACCCCAAGGGTTTTCAGAAAACAGCCTTAAACTTTTTACAGGCGTTAAGTCCTGTTGATTTCGAAAAGAGCGGAAGATTAAGTGGAGAGAGGGCCATATCTTCCGTAGTCGGCCCAGTGGGTAACGCGGCGGCTGCGGGGATTATGGGAAGAAACCTTTATTGGGAACGGGATGTCGTGCCGTGGGATAAACAGAGGGTTAAACCTTCTTTACAATACGATGAAACGACGCCGGGTGTTTATAGAAAGATTGGACAAATTACGGGGGCTTCACCCTATAAGACAGAAGCGGCGGCCCGGGCGTTATTTGGGAGTGTTGTTAAAGACCCGACACCCGCTGGAACAGCAGAGCAGGTGAAAAGAAGAGTAGCGAGAGATGTGCCGCATGAACGGATTAATAAATCATGGGATACAAAGAAAGAAGCAGAGCAGGGTTATTTTAGCGTACGGTTAGAGGCGGAGAGGCTGATTAAAGCGGGAAAGATACAAGAGGCTCTGGATAAGATTAAGGAATGGAATAAGAATGGGTTTTGGAAAGTATTAGGGGATCGTAAATCTCTAATCACCGTAAGTCGGGATGTGGATGAGAAGCCTGATTCCTTATACAAGCGTTTTACTTTCCAGAATAGCGATATAAGTAGACTGATGAAGGATGCTCGTAAATGAAGTATTTGAGTAAATATTTACTCAGGTCTGAATATGAGTGTCCTTGTTGCGGCGGTTTACCCCCCGATTTAAACCCGCCGGAGATAGATGAGCCTTATTCGTCATTTTTTATGACGTTTACTGATATCCGCCGGGAATGGGGGAAGCCTATTAATATTACTTCCGGCTACAGGTGTCCCCGGCATAACAGGCATGTAGGCGGAGTACCGCTGAGCGTACATCAATGGGGGTTAGCATTAGACCTCGACTGTGAAGATGAGGATGAGGTTGAGGCGTTGCTTAAGGTAATAGAGAGTATTGATTTTAAACTGCGTATCGGTACGTACAGGCATACCGGGACGTTTATACATATAGACCGGGGTTTTAGAATTACTCCCCGCGCGGTCAGAGATTGGCATGAAGGGGCAAGGTGGTACAGATGAATTTAAGGATAGGCGGAAGTTTAGCGTTTCTTATCGGGGTGATAGTGATTGTCGGGCAAGGTATGCTTGCGGTGGCCTTCCCGGGGTTTCCGATAGAGATATGTGTCGGGACGACAGGTACGGTGCTTGTCGCTTATATCACAAAGAGGTTAATACAGAAGAAATATGATGACTAAATACTTAAAATACGTACCGTTAGCGGCGGGTTTACTCCTCGCCGGGGG